ACCGGCCACTTGGAGCCACGGAGCCCCTTGCAGCTATGCCTCCGCAAAAGAGGGAAGCAGCCGCTAAGAGGTGGTGCTTCACGCTGAATAACTACACCGATGAAGAGGTGTCCGCCGTGAAGGCGTGGAACGCGAGTGAGTACCATTACGCTGTCGTTGGACGCGAAAAGGGGGAGAATGGTACGCCGCATTTGCAGGGCTACATTCATCTAAAGAAGAAGGCTCGGCTAAGCACTCTGAAAAAATTACTTAGCCGTGCCCATTGGGAGAAAGCTCGCGGTTCGGACAGCGACAACGAGGCGTACTGTACGAAAGATGGGGACGTGATACTTACCCTGGGCATGCCGGTGGAAGGGAACCGTAGCGATCTCTCCGGAGCTGTTGCCGCCGTGAAAGCCGGAAGTCGAATGGTGGATATCGCGCGAGAGTTCAGTGAAGTCTACGTCAAGTATGGGCGTGGCTTACGTGAACTGGCGCTTCTGATTGGACAGAAACCGCGAGATTTCAAAACCGAATTTATCGTTGTCACCGGTCCGTCGGGCGTGGGCAAGAGCCGTTATGCTAATGAGTATCCTGGCACTAAGTTTTATAAGATGAAAGGGGACTGGTGGGACGGCTACTCTAACGAGGATGTTGTCGTTATTGACGACTTTTATGGATGGATACCTTTTTGTGAGTTACTGCGTCTCACTGATAGGTATCCACATAAGGTTCCTGTGAAAGGATCGTATGTGGAGTTTACGTCGAAGGTCATCATAGTGACCAGCAATACGCACCCCGACTCGTGGTACAATGAAGAGAAGTGCTATCTACCCGCGTTGTTTCGGCGGATAAATAAGTGGCTGACGTGGAATGCCATCCGGTTCGAGGATGCACCGGATTGTATGAAGAAGTACCCTATAAACTATTGATTTCGCCCCCTCCCTCATAGTGCCTTTCGAGGAAAGAGCAATCGCGGCCAGCCAAGGCGGCCGCGTTCACGGGTACTTCGCGAGCGCACCGTCGCGAGCGAAGTTCCCTAGTGAAGTTCCCCGAGGAAAACACTTGAGATGAGGCGATTTATAATTTTTACACTTAATAAATAAAGACAGGAAACAGTATTGTGTGTCTGTACTTTATTTAGGGTTTGCGAGGTGGGTTAGGTTCATTTGTCTGAACTCTACATATATCGTCACTTTTGCATGGAATAGTATAGCATCGTGGGGCTGGGGCCAACTGATGGCGAGGCCGTAGTGCTTTACTCTAGAGCCCGAGCTGGGTAAGTTTTGGTCTCCTTTCTTCATCAGAGGTATCCATGCGGATCTGGGGTTGGTTAGCCATAGCGCTGCAGTAACGTTTCCCGCGTCGGTGTCCGTAATGGAAATTTGGGGTCGGGGTCGGAAAAGACGCTTGAATCCTTTGCGGAGGTCCCACTGTCTGGCGCCGTCCCAGTTTGCTAGCGGGTCTGTCTCCAGGCCTGGCTTCTTGAAGAAGTCTTCAAGGTGGTTGTCTTGAATGGGCACATTGTGCCCTATACCATGCCATGATCCCCAGTTCTCGTTTAGTGGACGCATTTCGAATTTTGCCAGCCGGATCCTGTAGTCTTCGAATGGTAGCCTCCAATTAATTGTTCCCCAGTCGAGGAAGTCGTCCAGCATTATGTTGAGGCCGTCGGTAGCCCATTTCAGGGTAGTGTCACCTGAGCCGGCGCATTCTTGTCTGTACATGCGGACAAACTTGAATCGGTATACTCTGTTAGTTCTGTGACCACGCCTATTGGTGAGTCTGCGTCTGCGCCAGTGACGTCGTCGCCATCGCCGTCTAATCGCCTGTGTCTGTCGGCGTCTCCTAGCAACCTGTATGAAAGAGCCAATCACGAGCTGTCACGTAACCGTGGCTCCAAGTGGCCGTTGAGTATT